ATGCAAGAGCAAATAATATTTCAAGGCATAGATAAAACTGGTGATGCCACCAGAAGTGCCAAGAGTAATGTAGAATCTCTAAATAATTCTACTAAAAATCTTGGTAATTCATTTTCATCATTACAAAAAACACTTGTAGGTGTTGGTGCGGCATTGGCTACTGGTGCCTTTGCTCGTAGTATTATAGCCACTTCAGCCAGATTTGAAGACCTACGAACTTCATTATCATCAGTCACAGGTTCAGCAGAAGAAGGTGCCAAAGCATTTAGTTTTATTGGTAAGTTTGCTACTAAAACACAATTCTCAGTAGCAGATTTATCAAAAACATTTATTAAACTAAAAGCATCAGGCCTTGAACCAACTGAAGAACTACTTACAACATTCACAGACACTGCGGCGATTACAACTGATCAAGTGGGAACACTTGAAGCCATAACAGACCTTTTTGCTAGAACAGTATCAGGTGGTTTAGGTTTAGAAGAATTAAACAGACTAGCAGATAGAGGTGTTCCAGTATTTAGAATATTGGAAGAACAATTGGGCTTAACCAGATTACAAATAAGTGAATTTGGTAAAACAGCAGAAGGTGCCGCAAAGATCACTGAAGCACTATCAAAAGGTATAAAAGAAGATTTTGGTGGTGCTACACAGAATGTGTTAGACAATCTTTCAACCAAAATGTCTAACCTTGGCATTGCTTCAAATCAAGCCAAAGATGCTATAGGTAGAGGCGGATTAAGTGATGCACTGGGTGATGTTATTGTGCAAATGACAGATGCCATAGTGGCCAATGAAGAACTATTTTTATCCATAGGTGAAGCATTAGGTGATGCTATAAGAGCCACTGCTAGTGCATTTGAATTTTTAATTGACAACATTAGAATACTCAAAACATTGGGAATGGCAACCATTGCTTTTGCTGGTGCCAAAGCATTTCAGGCATTGGTGGTAGCAATACGATCAGCAACCATATCCACCCTAAACTTCAACAAAGCATTTAGAAAAAACATCGTTGGTATATTGGTAGCAGGTGCTGTTGCGGCGGCTGAATTTTTTGGATTGTTTGATAAGTTTTTTGCGACTGAGTCCACTATGGACAATCTTACTAGAAAACTAGATAGAATATCTAGAGGTTTTGGTGATTTAAAACATGCAGGTGATGGTGCATTCAGCACAATACAAGATGAAGCATCATGGGTTATCAAAGACATTGAAAAGCAAAACGAAAAAATACGAACACAAATTGAATTATTAGAAGGAATAGCCAAAGGTGAAAGAGGCAGAGATGAAGAAGCCTATCAAAAAACACTAAAATCAATAGAAGATCTAAACGACGAATTATATCAAGGTGAGCAGGCTATTCAAAACTATTGGGATCGTTTATTAAGTGTGCCATTTGAAGAAATAATCATCAATGATATTAACCAAGGCCTAGCAGAACAAATATCATTGTTTGATCAATTAGCAAGAAAATCACTAGAAGATTACAAAAAAGCATTAAGCAAACTATCTGATGAAAAACTATTTGAAAAAGCACTAACACCAACACAAAAAGAAAAACAAGCACTTGAAAAAAGACTAGCAGACATTGAAGAATTCAAAAAAAGAGGCTTGATTTCAGAAGAAGAATATCAAAGAAGAAGACAAGAAATTATATTTGATAGTGATCAAAAGATCATTGATCTAGCCAGAGAAAGAAGAATTAAAGAACTGCAGATTGCTGGCATGACCAGAGAAAATGCTGAACAATTGGCAGAGTTTGAAAAGAAAACACAGATAGAAAAAGCACAATTTATATTGGCTTCAGCAACAGAGTCATTTGCTGAATTAGGCAAAGTAAATCGTCAAGCATTTTTGGCTTATAAAGCCTTTGCTATATCACAAGCAATCATTGATACATATGCTTCAGCACAAAAGGCCTATTTTGCATTAGCAGGCATACCATTTATAGGACCAGCATTGGGTGTTGCGGCTGCGGCGGCGGCAGTGGCGGCAGGTATGGCAAGAGTAAATGCCATACGATCACAAACATATTCAGGCAGACAACAAGGTGGTCCAGTTGGAGCAGGCCAAACATACTTGGTTGGGGAAGCAGGCCCCGAGCTATTTCAGGCACCAGCAGGCGGTGGCACTATTATACCAAACGGAGGAAATAATAGAGAAGTAACCATCAACTTCAATGTTCAAGCCATTGACGCACAATCATTCAATAGTGCTATTACTAAACAGAAAAACACCATTGTAAATATAGTAAATGAAGCAGTTAACAACACAGGTAGGAGAGCCATTACGGCATATTAATTATGGCAGATTTTGACAGCATACTAGGAGTAGATCTAGCAAACATACAAGCAATGGAACTGCGTTCAGTTCAACCAACAGTAAGAACACAAGCAATATCAGGCAGACAACAGGTAAGAAGTTTTGCATCACAATTTTTCACAGCAAAAATAGTAATGCCCAATCTCACACAAGCAGATCTAAGACGAGTGTATGCTTTTCTCATCAATCAACAGGGCGGATTTAATACATTTACTATTTCGCCCTATAATCTACAACAAGTGAGTGGCACACAATCAGCATCAGAACCTGTAAATGCAGGATCAGTGGGTGCAACATCAATTGCATTGGATTCAGGCACTAATAAGTTTAAAATGGGTGACATATTTAAATTTACAGGACATCCAAAATCATATATGATCACACAAGATCAAGGTGGCAGCACAACAATCAATTTTGAACCAGCATTAGTATCAGCAGTGGGTGGATCAGAATTGATATACAGCCGTGATTTATATTTCATGACTGTGAGATTGGCAGGTGATGTCAACACATACCAAATGGGTGCTGACGGATTTGGCAAAATACAGTTTGAAGTAGTGGAGGCGATATAATGGCCTACACAGGATCAAGATTCCAAACACCATTATATGTGGGTGACGGCTCAGGTGAAGTTGAAAAGAATCAAATAAAAACATTTCATCTAATGGAACTACACTTTGAGGATTCATCACAAGCATTGCTAAACGCAAATCTATATTTTACAGATAATTTTTATGATATTAATTACGATAGTGCAACAGCACCAGATAGTGGCTCCAACACATACACAGCATTGGGCAAGTTTCTGTCATTTGGCTCAGTGATAGAATCAACAGCAATCAAAGTCAATGCAATAACAGTTGGAATAAGTGGAGTAGATGTAGCAGACATCAGTGATGTAGTGCATTCAAATGTGGTTAACAAAAGAGTGGTTATATATAGAACATTTTTAGATTCAAACAACCAATTTCAAACCAATAGAACATTTCTATTATTTGATGGTAATATCAAAAACTTTAGTTGCTCAGAAGGACCAGAAAAAAGCAACATAAACTTCTCAGTGGCCACACATTGGGCTAACTTTGAAGCACAAAACGGTCGCATAACCAACTCCAGCACACAATATTATACCAAAAGATATAATTCAACAGAAACATTCAAAGACGACAGAGGATTTGAATATTCATCAATATTTGTAAAGGATGTGCATTGGGGACCAAGCAATTAATACACATTAGGCCAGCAGAGATAGAGGATATTCCTTATCTGCTAGAACTGGGTGAACTAGAACATCGTGAAAGTGGTTCTAGATATCCATATAGTATGAATACCTGCGAAAGAATGTTACACATGATCATGTTGGACACACAGGCCATATGCATAGTGATAACCAAAGACAATACACCCATGGGTTATATCATAGGCGGTTTAGATCACATAGATATGAATGTCAAACCTTTGGCCATAGCACACAAATGGTTTGTGGCCAATCCAGATGATGACCCAGATCTGGCACAGGGTGGCAAACATCTATTGAAAGCATTTGAACACTGGGCGGCAAATAGAGGTGCAACAGACACAATGATAACACTGCACACAGATGGAAAATCAGTTAAATACTATGAGTATGCTTTCAACCAAATGGGATACAATCAAAATAGAATTTATTACAGCAAGAGGTTAGAAAATGTTTAAATGGTGGCAAAATCTTAAGATAAAGTGGGCAAAAAGAGAACTTGAAAAGTATGCTCCCAAAGGTGAACATCTAGCATACATCACCAAAGAAGAAGCAGAACTATTAAAGAAGCATGGTGGTGCAGGACTTAAAGTAACCAAAACAGGTATTCCATCTTTCTTTCTAAACAAAATAGTAAGAGGTATTAAAGACTTCGTAGGTGGAGTAGGTGATGCAGTCAGCAGTTTCTTTGGCGGATTCTTTGACTTTGTAGAAGACTTTGTAGAAGGCATAGTGGACTTTGCAAGTAGTCTAGTAAATGGCGTATTGGGAATGTTTGGATTGTCGTTTGACATGCCTGAATACGATTCACCTGCATCATTTGAAGCATATCAACAGGGCATATTGGTTAATAAACAAAGTGCTGTAGCAGGAATACCAGTTGTATATGGTAAAAGAAGAATAGGCGGAACCAGAGTATTTCTAGACACATATGGTGACAACAATGAATATCTAGTGGTATGTTTAGTATTATGCGAAGGTGAAATATTTGGAATCAACAAGATCTATATCAATGATCAACAGATAACACTGCCTAATAGAAGTGGTAGTGAAAGTTTATACACCAAAGAAATAGTTCAATCAGTTGGATCCCAATTGGCCACTGGTGGAGAATCACCATTCTTTGTAAATGGCAAAGCCAGAGCCAAATTTGAAATATTCCACGGCACAGAAGATCAAGGAGTATCATCATTATTAAGTGGATCCAGATATTGGTCACCAAATCACAGATTAAGAGGCGTAGCATACATAGCCTGCCGTTTTGAATGGGTAAAAGCAGAATTTGAAGGCGGCGAACAAACAGTATTCAACCCATGGCAGGGTGTTCCAGTTATACAAGCAGAAGTATATGGTAAAAAAGTATTGACAGCATATTCAGATGCAGACAACACAGATGCAGATGTCAGCACATATGAAGCACAGAGTCAAAACACAGGAGTAGGCACATTTGAATGGTCAGATAATCCAGCCAATTGTTTGCTAGACTATCTGCGTAATCCAAGATATGGTAAAGGTCTAAAAGACAATAGAATAGACTTTGGTGCATTTAGAACAGCCAAATTAACAGCAGAGCAACCAATAACATTTTCAAATGATTTCATCAGCAACTTTATGAGTTGTAACGCAGTGATCAACACAGAAGATACCATGTTCAACAACACCAAAAGACTGCTACAATCAGGCAGAGCATTTCTACCATATGTAGATGGCAAATATAGAATGAAGATTGAAACAGCAGAAATACCAGTTGATCAATTTGAAATAACAGATGATATGATAGTTGGTGAAATAGCAATTCAGTCACCAGATAAGAATGCCAAATACAATGAATGTCATGTGACATATGCTGATGAAAACCTAGAATTTGAAAGCAACACATTTGTGTATCAAGATGCTCAAGCACTGGCAGAAGATGGCGAACCATTGGTGCTTAAAACATCATTACCTACAGTAACTCACATAGATAGAGTAAAACACATAGCCAAATATCTAGTGAATAGATCAAGAAAACAACTATCAGTGGGTATTAGAACCACAAATGAAGGACAAAGCATTGTAGCAGGAGATTTAGTAAGAATAACACACCAATATTCAAGGTCAGTGGGCGGCACAGACATAACAGATTATCTATTTAAATCACCTACAGGCACACAAGTGGATTCAGTATATACAGCACCAGAAATGATATTTAGAGTTGTAGCAACCACTTTAAACTATGATGGCACAGTATCACTGCAATTGGTAGAGCATGACAACTTCATATATGCTATTACACCAGAGGATTCTACACCAATTACACCACCACCAGAACTTCCAGATCCAGATCCAGATCCACCTGGTGATCCAGAACCAGATCCAGATCCACCACCTAGACAATGTGATCCAGGATTTCATTATGATTATGATCTGCTTCAGTGTGTTCCAGATGAAGATGAACCCACACCAGATCCAGAGCCAGAACCAGATCCGCCACCAGCACCACCACAAACGGGTCCAGTAAAAGTTTACACAGGCACAAGATATGGTTATGAGGGTTATATCAAATTTGAAATAAAACCATCAAGAACTACAAACAATATTTTATCAATTCAAATGACCAATGCCAGCACAGGTTATATGCAGATATGGAGTGTGGTTGCGGCTTCAACCACAATCACATATGAAATCAGATCTGGAAGTAGAGGCATGACAATCAAACCTGGCCAAGTTTTAGAATGGAAAGTAACAGAAACAGACGGAAATGGTTATGGCCGTATTCTATTGGCACAGGGCAATAACATAGTAGCAGGTGATCCAACATCTAATTCAGTATCATCAACTAATTCTAGTGCAGGAGGATATGCATAATGGGAACACACAACGGAACAGTATTTGG